GTGGAAGCGGTGGAGTTAATCCAGCTCGAGGTACGTTTTTAAAAACTTTATCAAATGTAGTAGTAGGCCATTATCACAAAACAAGTTCTAATACTGAAACTACAATGAATGGAGATATTATTTCGGTGCATTCAGTCGGTTGCTTATGTGGAAAAACGCCATATTTCATGCCCATAAATCGTTGGAATAGTGGCTTCGCCTACTGCGAATTAGATATTAAAACAGGTAATTATACTTTTTACAATCTAAAAATTATTAACGGCAAAATATATTAAACCCTAATTTAAACACAGCATTAAAACCTAATTTAAACACAATGGATATTACAAAATGCAAAGGTGAAGGTTGTCCGATAAAAGAAAGTTGCAAAAGGTTTACAGCCAAGGAATCAATGATGCAATCATATTTTGTAGAGCCACCTTTTAAGGATAATAAATGTGATATGTACTGGGGTGAAAAAGCTGAATCTATATTTAATCAATTAAAAAAAATATCAAATAAAAAAAACTAATTATGACAGGATTAAGACACGCACTCAAAGAATACTTTATGGTTCATCAGATAAAAGGTAGTAACCCGATTTTAGCATTTGATAACTTAAAACAACAATACGTTGTATTTTGGTACTTCAAAAAAAATACTATTATTAATTTAGGATATGAAATAATATTATAGTATATTTGCAATAGTTATAGCTTAGTGGAGCTTTTTAACAATCAAAAAATATTGCCTTATTTCCTGAGTAGTGCCACTACACGAAAGGGATATAAGGTTTTTTTATTTAATATGGCAATTAACAAAAAAGGTTTTATTTTATATGCTGACCAAAAAGCATTATTCGACCAATTAACAAATGATAAAGCCGGAGAATTAATCAAGTTTATTTTTTCGTATGTTAATGATGAAAATCCAACAACTGAAGATTTAATAATTAATTTAGCTTTTACTCCGATAAAACAACAACTTAAAAGAGACTTAGCTAAGTTCAATGAAATCAAAGAAATAAGAAGCAAAGCTGGTAAAATTGGAATGGAGAAAAGATGGCAAAGTATAACAAATGATAACAAACCATTACAAACCATAACAAACATAACTGTTAATGATAATGTAAAAGTAAATGATAAAGTAAATGATAAAGTAAATGTTAATGTAAAAGATATTAATAATTATTTTAAAGAACTTCCTACATCAACTAATTTTGAACTAATTGCTATTTCTTTAAATATTCCAAAAGATAAATTAACTTTAAAAATTGCAGATTTTAAGAAAACTTCTAAAATTGATTATCTTAACTTTAACGAATTTTGCAACCACTTTAAAAACTGGGCCAATAAAAATAATTCATCTAACCTAAAACTAAAAACAAGCTTCAAATGATACCAGCAAATACAAAATTAGAAGGTCAATTCCTCGGAGGATTATTAATTAATTCAAGTGAATTCAAATACATTCAGGAACTATTTCACGAAGAACTGTTTTATGATGAAAAGAATCAGTTAATTGCTAAAGCTATTTTAGGCTTAAATAACGCATCAAAAACTATCGACCTTACAAATGTATCAAACGAGTTAGAAAGTACGCTTAAAATCAATCCTATTAGCTTTTACGACCTATCCTTGCTTACTAATGATGCTATCCTAAACAGGTTCGATGAAAAAATACTAATTTTAAGCGAGTTTTACATTAAAAGAAAAATGATGTTTAAGCTAAATGAACTTTTAGAAAAAACGCAAGAATCAACAAGTGATGTTTTTGAACTTTTAGCAGATAACGAAAAAAACACAAACGAGATATTTAATAAGATTTCTATTAGTAAAACTTTTACTGCTTTGGATTGCGCTATCGAAATGGACCAACATTTAGACAAAATTGATAAGTTAACAGATGGGGAGTTAATCGGTTGTGATACTGGCTTTATCGAACTTAACAAACTTACTTCAGGTTGGCAGAACTCCGATTTAATTATATTAGCAGCAAGACCTGGAATGGGCAAAACATCCTTAATGCTTAACTTTGTTAATTCTGTTTTAAATCAAAACAAGTCGGTATTAGTGTTTAGTTTAGAAATGTCTAAGCTTCAGTTATATGCAAGGATGTGTTCACAAATTACAAGCATTCCACTTTATAAATTTTTAAAAGAAAAAATGAATCCTTATGAAAAAGAACTTTATAAAAACGAAACCTTTAAGTTATCGAACTCACAATTATTTATTGAAGATAAAAGCGGTATTAGTATAAATTTTATTAAAGTAAAGGCCCGAAAGTTAAAAAGAGATAAAGATATTAGCATGATAGTTATTGACTACATTGGACTTATTGACAAAGGTAATACAAACAAAAGTACTAATGATCAAGTTGCGGAAATATCAGGCGCATTAAAAGGGTTAGCAAAAGAATTAAACATACCGATTATTTTATTAAGTCAGTTAAGTAGGGAAGTTGAAAAGCTAAATGATAAAAGACCAATGCTATCACATTTGCGAGATTCGGGAGCAATAGAACAGGATGCGGATATGGTAATGTTTATTTATCGACCTGAATATTATGGTATAATGGATGATGGTGTTGGTAACTCAACTATTGGTAAGGCAGAATTGATTGTTGCTAAACATCGGAATGGAGCATTAAGCGATATAATTGTTAACTTTAATGGAAATTGTACAAACTTTTATTAACGGTCGGGGCTTGGCGAAGGTGGCGATTTTCACCACTAATGTTGATGCGGAGAACCAAACTTTGATTAACCACAAATGTGTCTGCGGAGCACTGAACCGCCACTTTTGCCAAACCCGTGTTATACGCTGTTTGTTTTAATTTTTTGTGCGGAGGGAATTAATCATTAAATTATTAAAAATAATACTATGAAACAAGTAAATTTATTCGGTCAAGAGTTTGCACCAAATCAAGATGAACAAAAGTATTCGTCAAAGATTGAAGCACCTATTTATGAGCCTAAAAACGCAAAGCCGCACTTGATGGAACTTTGCGACAAAAGCAAAACTCATAGATTAATGAGTGAAATTGATATGTCTAATTTGCCTATTGAAGAAAAGAAATTTTTAATGGATGCAGCAAGGAGGCATAATGTATTTAACTATGAAAAAGTAGCTGATTACTACGCACACGCTACACCTGAAATGCAACAATTAATGGAACGAAGCGGATTGGTAATTATAGACTTTGAAAAGGCAATACAATATGGCTATGTGAAACTATGTGATGAAATTAGAAATCAATACCTTACCGAATATGGAGAATAAAGATTTTACAGTATTTATACTGACACACGGCAGACCCGACAATGTATTGACATATAAAACATTATTAAAATGCGGATATAAAGGCAAAGTTTATTTGGTAATTGATAATGAGGATAAATGTATCGAACAATATCAAAAGAACTTTGGAGTTGAAAATGTAATGGTATTTGATAAAAAAGCAATGGCTGATAAAACAGATGAAGCTAATAACTTTGATAATAGAAAGGTTATTGTTCACGCAAGAAATTACTGTTTTGAATTAGCGGAACAATTAGGATATAAATACTTTATTCAACTTGATGATGATTACTACGAATTTATTTATAAGTTTAGCGATACAAAAGGGCAAGTTTTATCTAAAGATATAAATAAGATTTTTGATTTGATGTTTGCCTTTTATAAAAGCACTTCTGCTTTATCAATTTGCTTCGCTCAAACAGGTGATTTTATTGGAGGTGTTGATAATGGGAAAGGTGTTTATAGATTTGCAAAGAGAAAATGTATGAACTCATTTTTCTGCTCAACTGAAAGACCTTTTAGTTTTGTTGGTTCAATTAATGAAGATGTAAATACCTATACGACACTTGCAGGAATGGGTGGACTTTTTTTAACGATACCTGTATTTGCAATAAATCAAAAAGATAGCCAAACTCAAAAAAGTGGAATGAGTGATATTTACAAGCTACAAGGAACTTATATAAAATCATTTACAACCGTATTGATGCAACCAAGCAATGTAAGTATTTCAATGATGAATGCTTCGCACAAAAGAATACACCATTCAATAAAATGGATAAATACAACGCCAATGATAATTAGTGAAAAGTATAAAAAATTTAATCATTAAATCATTTGAGGGTGGGCAAAAAAAAATTAAAACAAATTGCGTATAACTACTTGATAAAACTAATAAATGTAACTCAAATATCTATAATTAAATGAAAATGAAACAATTAACTAAAAGTAAAACAATTAGGTTTACCGAAACGCAAATGAATAGTTTAAATAT